GGGGGTAGTGCGAAAGGGGGACAACGCGAAAGACCCTATGCTTGCGTCAACTTTAACTTAAAGTTAGTATTTAGGTATCGCAACACACCGCCCGGAGACTTTCACCGTGAACACGATCTTGAAATGCCTGTCGAACGAGCACCTGGAAGCGTGGCTCACCCTGACCCCCGACGAACCAGGTGCGGTTGAGGAACTGCTGGTGCGGTTTCGTGAATTGCTGGACACGACAGTGGAGCAGGAACCTCTGGTTGCCGCACTGAAGGACGCCCGCCTCGATAGCGTTCACGCTATCGAGAATGCCGCCCGCGACAGTCGGGCGCTGAACATGCTGCTGTACGACTATCGTTGTTACGACACGACGGAAGTACGGAAGTTGTTGGACAAAAACAACAAGATCGTGGATGTCTTGTCGTCGGAGTACGGCTGCGACACCGTGGAGGAAATTCGTGCGTTGCTGGACATCGCCGGAGAGCACGACAGTCAGACGTTGAACCTGCTGCTGGACTATGGGTGCGACACCGTGGCTGAACTGCGCGATTTGTTGGACAAGACGAACACGGAATAACCCTACGCTTGCGTACACTTTAACTTTAAGTTAATATTTAGTCATCGCTTCTCAACCACACACCACATCAAGGAGAATCACCATGACAACCGTTCAACTCAGCAGCCGCAAGATCATCACGATTGTGGATCAGATCGGCGCGATACAGGCGCAGATCGACGCGCTCAAGGAGCAACAAGACGTGCTCAAGGCAGAGATCGCGGAAAACGGCACCGGCAATTACCGGGGCACCCATTTCACCCTGGTGTTCAGCCAGTGCGAGCGCAAGAGCACCAGTTGGGCCAAGGTCGCGGCAGAGATTCAACCGCCTGCGGAAATCGTGGCGAAGTACACGAGTGCGAGCCTGGTCAACACCTTCAAAATCACTGCGCTGGTGAACTGAGATGAGCACCTATAACTCGGGTTATCTTGCCGACGCCCTCAAGACCTATGTCAAGGAATACCACAGTATTCGAGCGCATAAGCCCGGAGACTGTACCGGAGCGCTTGCCGAGGCATACGCGCTGGTCTATCTGACGCAACGCATCATGCACATGTTGGAACTCACCGATGGTTTGCAGACAAACGCGGCCTGAAAAGGAATCGGCATCAACTACCCCGCCCTTGCCAGGCGGAACGTCGTACACTGGCGCGTATGACTACGAAAAAACCATCTGAAAATCCTCGTCCGCGCGGGCGTCCAAAGGGCCGAGTTGAGGTTGCGCCTCGTGCCCATATTCCGATCTACAAGAACCGCTCGGAACTGCAGGAGGAGATCGTGGCGTGGTTGAGCGCAGGGAAGGTCTTGGCGGCGTATTGCCGACAGGAGGGGAAGCCTACCTTTCGGGTGGTTTACGACTGGATGTTGCACGATGCCGTTTTTGCTTCATCTGTCGCGTGCGCCAGGGATACTGGATTTGAGGCTTTGGCCGACGAAACAGTCATCATCGCGGACACGCCACTAATGGGGCATGAGATTACCGACAGCGAAACCGGCAGGACGGTCAAGAAAGCCGACATGCTCGGACACCGCAAACTGCAGATTGAAACGCGCCTGAAGATTCTGGCCTGTTGGAATCCGAAGAAATATGGCACGAAGCAGATTATTTCGGGCGATCAGGAAAATCCCCTGAAAACAGAAACGAGTTATGGGGTATTCGACGAATTGCTGAAAGCGATGGCGCTTGAGCGGCATAACAAGGTCAAGGGTGAGTGAGTGCACTGAAACGCGCTCTCGCGGACGATCAAGTTCGCCAGCAGTTCGCCGCGTTGACGCCGGTGCAACGCATCGCGTTCGAGTGGCGGGCGCGTTGGCTGGGGATACAAGCGCTTGAGCACCAGCTTGTGCCCCTGGGCGATTGGTCGATCTGGCTGCTGCTAGGTGGGCGCGGGTCAGGCAAAACCCGAACTGCGGCGGAAACACTGGGCGGGTGGGCATGGGACTTGCCAGACAGCCGCTGGCTGGTTTCCGCGCCCACGAGCGGGGATGTGAGGGGGACATGCTTTGAAGGCGACTCCGGGTTGCTTAGTGTTATTCCAAGGCCCCTGATCGCGGACTACAACAAGTCGCTGCATGAGTTGCTGCTGGTGAATGGCTCTCTTATCAAGGGAATTCCCGCGAGCGAACCCGAACGCTTTCGCGGCCCGCAATTCCACGGGGCTTGGTGCGATGAACTTGCGGCATGGGACTACTTGCAAGACTCGTGGGACATGATCCAGTTCGGGGTGCGACTCGGCAAAAATACGCGCATCCTGGTGTCAACGACTCCGAAGCCCAAAAGCGTCATCCTCGATCTGATCGCAAGGGATGGCGATGATGTGGTGGTGACACGCGCCAGCACTTACGCGAACCTTGCCAACCTGGCACCCAGCTTTCAGAAGCAAATTTTGCAGTATGAGGGGACGAAGCTGGGGCGGCAGGAGATTCACGCGGAGATCATCGACCCCGAAGAAGGAGGCATTGTCAAGCGCGAGTGGTTCAGACTGTGGCCTGCGGGGCGCGAACTGCCTAAATTCGAGTTCGTATTGCAGTCCTACGATTGCGCGAACACCGACAAGACCCACAACGATCCAACAGCGGCGATCACGTTCGGCGTGTTCAAGCCCGAAGACGGCGGCATGTGCGTACTGATCGTGGACTGTTGGCAAGATCACCTGCAGTACCCGGACTTGCGGCCCAAAGTTATCGAGGAATTCGAGACGGTCTACGGCGACGGCAAGACGAAAAAACGTGTGGATTTGATTTTGGTGGAGGACAAAAGCGCCGGTATCAGCCTGATCCAGGATTTGCAGCAAGCACATCTTCCGGTGCACGCCTACAACCCAGGACGCGCGGACAAGATTCAACGGCTCTCTATCGTGGCGAACATCATCAAGGCGGGGCGGGTGTGGGTGCCAGAGAGCACCGCACGCGCAGGGTTCGTGCGCGACTGGGCCGAAGGGATGGTCAGCCAGGTCTGCGGCTTCCCGGAAGGGGTTGAGCACGATGATTTTGTTGACGCGATCAGCCAGGCACTGCGATACTTGCGCGACGGCGGTTGGATCAGCATCGACGTACCGCGTGCGGAATACTTCGACGATGACGATTATTTCGACGCGGAAGAAGCGAACAAGAAGTATCGGGATAATCCATACTCGGCATAACATTCGGCGCGCTATCCATGCGTGTCTGTCGTTAGAATCCCGACAAGTCGAACGAGGGCGAACCGATGCAAGAACCGGAGCGAGAGTATGAAACACAGCAAGAAGGCCCCTATTGGCACGTCAATCCGCGCGTTGCTGGCGGAAGTGGACAAAGCGATCCAAACCTACGAACGCAAGACGGGAACCCCGACGACGGAACAGCACCAGGACGTGCACGATACGGCGCTGCGCAACCATATACGGGGTCGCAGCCGGTCGCGCTAGACTTTGCGCACCATGCGGCGGATGAGTACAGCCGCAAGCACCTGGGAACGCCCTACGCTCCGATTGAGAACACGGCTAGCTCCCTGCGCAAGCAAGGGGCTATCGGGCGCATCTTCAAGCTGGCCGCTACGCATCACCCCGAATACAAGCAAGCCGTATTCGAGGCATACAAGGCGCAGCGCCCGGACATTGCGGGTAGTGCCGAGGACTACGACGATCTGAAACGCCGTGCCTACGCGCAGCTTGCCCACGAAACCAAGAAACAGTTTGACACACTTCCGATCAATCTGTCGTTTCACCGCAACGGTGAAGGCAATTACGGATCGAGTCAGGAGATGCTCGACGATGTTGCGAAAAACCGACACTTGGCTGTCTACCAAGGGGGTGATCCCCACGAGTTTCTGCACGAAGTCGATCCGCGCACCGGCCTGAACACGAATGAGATGTTTAGGGCGGTGCATGACTTCTATGGGCACGCGGTGCATGGCAACAGCTTCGGGCCGCATGGAGAGGAAAAAGCCTGGGCAGCGCACAGCGGGCTGTTCACACCGTTGGCCCACGCGGCTCTGACCAGCGAGACACGCGGGCAGAACAGCCTGGTCAACTACTCGCCCGTCAACGCGCTCTTGAAGTCACGGGTCGCCAAAGTGTCCGAGGCGATGGCAGATGCGCACCGGCGCGGCGATACGCAGCAACACGGTGAACTGAGTGCGCACAAGAAGCAACTGATGGATCGTTTCGAGTTCGCACCACAAGCGGCTGTCTTGCTGCCGCCTGAATTCCTGCGGGGAGACTTCAAAGGGGGTGTGCCGGATTACCTGAAGCATTTGGTGGCGCCAGAGCACGGCACAAGCGCGGACTTGGTGCACTACAGCCATAGCCCGAACCTTTCAAACACCGATCCGCGCATGTACGGCACCGGCATCCGTGGCGCGGAAGCAAAACGCCTGAAGGAAGCGCCAGGGGGTATCGAGCGCACCTATTACTACGTTGGTGAACCCAAGCAACGGGAAACGGGCTTGGGGGCGCACAAGTACAAAGCTACGGTGGATCGGCTCTACGACATCGAACACGACCCTGAACACTTGCACCAGCTTGCAAGGGAGACGAACCGAACCCCATACACCGCCAAGTACAACCAAGGTACCGTGGACGAAGACCGCGCGGCTAACGAGTTTGAACGCATGGCGCACGAGTACGGGTACAAGGGCGTGGTCAATCACTCCCGGAAAATCGCGTCACTGTTCGGCCCGCAGGAGGTGCAGCGTTACGCCAAAGGCGGCATCGTCAGCGCGCTAGATCAGGCACTGGGCCGCGTCAAGCGCAAGAAGGGGTCGTACAACGAATACCTGGCTGAACTGCGGGGTATGCCGGGTGTCAAGCCTGCCGAGATCGAGCAACGACTACGAACCCCCCGTAGCACGGCGCAGAACATTCCGGGCTACGACGAAAACAAGCTGACACCTGAACTGTTCAAAAAGCACTTCTGGCTGTCCGAACCCCCGGTAACACGAGAACTGCGACCCGGCGATGAACTGCCGGGTGGGCGCTATGAGGACTTAACACACGAGGGCTACGAACAGTACACAATTCCGGGTGGCAAGGACTACCGGGAGATGCTGTTTCTCCATCGCCCTACTGGCAAGGATCGCTACTACACCAACCACTACGAGGATATTCCCGATGTTCTCGGCCATGCGCGGTTGAAAGACCGTACCGGGCCGAATGGGGAGAAGGTGTTGCACGTCGAAGAATTGCAATCGGACTGGCACCAGGACGGGCGCAAGTACGGTTACAAAACGCGGCTCGATAATCAGATGCTTCAAGCCGCCAGCGATGACGCCGAGAAAGCGAAGCAGGAATTGAAAAGGCTGAAGCGCAACCACGAGGCTGAACGCGTCGCGGTGGACATGGGGTTTGGCGACCCGCTCAGTTTGTCGCATTTGGGGAACCAGATTGCCGAAGCGACTGGCCCAGCACTGCGTACACAGTCCGAATACGAGAAGATGCGCAATAGCCTTGCGAAAAAAGTTCCCGACGCGCCGTTCAAGAAAGACTGGCACGAGATGGTGTTGAAGCATCTCCTGGTGCACGCTGCGAAGAATGGTTATGACACGTTGGCAGTGACGCCAGGTGAGGAACAGGCCAAGCGGTTCGATGTAAGCAAGCATATCGGTGAGATCCACCATTCTGGCTCTGATTTTGTCGCGTACTCGCCGGAAGGCAAAACCGTCATCAAGCGAACCGGGGTGCGGGATGAGGACTTGCCCGGACTCATCGGTGCGGAGTTGACGCAGAAGTTGA